AACTCTTTATTGTAAGAATGGTCTAGTGACCACATCTCATTGAGATACAAATAGAAGATCAGATCCTCTGGTCGTTGACTATTGTCCCTCCAGTGATTGATGTGCGAAGATATGTCATCCGTAGAGGATGAGGTCATGGAATCTGAAATAAGATTCGGAGACTTAACTTGTCCTGATGAAACAACATCAGGACCCCTCTCGGAGCAATCTGGTGCACCCTGACTAACGGCGTACGGTAAGACTCCATCTATTAAGGCCCTAACAGGGCCAGACGAGTCCTCTGGTTCAGCTATTCACAAATCAGTGTGTAAATAGTAATCCATTAGTAGTGCCGGTGTAGACCATCGAGCAAAATCTTGCTCGAGATCCCTGTCACCTAAAGCTAGGCAGGTATCAGGATTCTGGAATAACGCCAAGTACCGTTCCAAGTGAACTCAGTAAAACAAGGCTTTGTTAGTCTTGTATAAGTTCCACGGTAGCGGAGAAACCTCTAACCCGTTGCGAAATAATCGCTTTGCGAATTCGTATGGTTTCATATCGTTTGGTCATATTGTATCATCTAAGGAGTATTCTACTCCCATTTGATTCAAAATGTGGATATATTCAATTGCTACATATTTATCGTAGATGACTACATCGTCACCTATGATCATGTACCTTTGAAAATTATCCTTACCTAAGTTTGTAGCTGCTAGTCTAACTAGCACATGATTCGTTAAGGCCATTGCAGGCCACGAACTATACAAACCCATGGGTTGACCACAGCCGTACTTAACTGATCCTTTAAGCGTTTTAGTTTTAAATGCAAATTGGAAATCACACATAAGTTTTCCTCAAGCTTCTCCGATCTTAGTATCGTTGAAGTATTCTGTGAGGACTCTTTCTGTGATCAGAAGGGGTAACCTGTCAGTTGCTGCCGTTAAATCGACAGAAACTGGTCATTCGTCCTGATTTAGTATATCAGGCGTCTGAAGGGTTCATTGTTTATGTGTCTTGTCAGCTTTCAAACCTGACAGACAAGTCATAAGCTCGTTATGGAGTGGTTTTAATACCACATTACTTAAGTAATCTCCAATGGCGATCACTCTCGATTTACCTTCGTAATCCGAGAGTACAGATAGTCTACGGACTATACCCATTTCGGAACGAGAAATTAGTGAATTGATATGGATTATCACTTCATTATAAAGTGGATAACCAAGAACCTTTGTAAAGTTCTTAATATTCTGCAAATTTCTCTTAGTATAACTAGTTTCCTCACGTGCGATACTGGCCATTGCTGGTCCAAGTGGGCCCGCTTTGTTACTTCAATAGTAACGAGGAGTTAAATCTAGATAGAAAAGATCGTTCCTTCCAATTCCTAATTTAGTCCAGTTGAGACTAATCTCATCACAAAGTTTCGAAAGGTTAGTAGTAGCTGTTGTACAGCTTCTAACTATATTAACCAAGTCCATTTCTGGTACTTGAGTTAAATCCCTAGATCGTCACAAAATTGTGAACGCACCTCTACAGAACTCATTTGAGTTCTCTAGTCGACTTTGTACGGACTTCATATTAACCAAGTTGTTATCTTCATCCTGAAACATTCATTTGTTTCAGGTCTTTGATGAAGATATCTTGACCTTAGTTTGCCCTAGGGCAACTCTGATAAAATGCTTTCGGAATTCCTTAAGCGATTTTATTCTGTCTTTTCTTGGGATTTGTAAACTTCAGGTGTGATTCATTGCCTTTGCAAGCTGCGCAAGCAGTTGGCGATCATGCCTGTTGAGGATGATAAGGGTGTATACCTGTGTAAGATCATCACCTCTTCACAGAGGGACCCCGCAAGGGTGTCAGATCTTCTTACTAGGATACATGTTTGGGTTTCCAGCAGATTCACTTGTTGAATCTCTGCGCTCCTGAAATCAATTTCCAGTGCCGGCTTTGGGACTTTCAACACGATAAAGTAAATACTTGG